GATCAATCTCTTGCGTACTGATTTTGGTTGCAACAGCGGATGCACCAACGTAAATGCTCGGGGCTTCGTTTCGCCCACTTCCTAAAAATGCAACCCGTTCAATAAATACACAGCAAGCAAATGTTCCAACAACACCTTTTTGTATTTGTGCACCATCAATTCGTGCGAATGGAAATATCTCACCACCCACGTTATCAAATACCTCAATCGTGTTGCGGTTCAGCGCATAGACCTCATTCCGCAGCTTAAGCAAAGCCACCACTGGGTCAGGGTCAACCTCTGAACTTCCGTACTTCAGCGGATTGACTTGGGTTGGGTCAGATAACTCAGTGACAATCAAAAACTCGCCATCTGTGGTCATAAAGTACCCATCCACCCACACCACATCCAGCACTACCCCAAGGTCAGGGTCGGTCACTTGGGTTAGGGTCGAGCCATCCCAGTAGTACAGCCGCCCACCCGATGCAATCGCCAGCTCGTCAAAGCTGTAATCAAAGGTCACCAGTTGATCTGTTGGTCCACCTACATCGCCCAATGTTGTCACCACGCCTGCGCTGTTAATCTCAACCAGCTTTGTACCCATTACGCGATACAAATCGCCTTGCCAGTTGATGCCGCCACGATCAATGCCTGTTCCTGTGCCATTTGCAACAATCCCATCGCCTGGTCGCAAAAAGCCATTGCTGATACCTGATTGTTTTGGCACAGGCACAAGATTAACTGGGTACGATGTACGCAGTTCAGGTGTGTTGTCGGTGTAAATACCGTTGAGGATTGGTATTTGCATTTACTTTTCACCTACTGATGGCAGGACTTTCTTTTCTTTGTCCCAGTATTCTTTGTAGTTTTTAGAAAAATATTCAGCATCTGCCGCATTGTCAAAAGAAATGTAATCCTTACTTTTCAATGCCCTATCAAAGGCATCGTCACCATAATTTTTAAGTTCTTTATTCTCGTATGCAATTCGTGGGTAAACAATAAATTTGTTTGGTCCAGCTTCTGAGTATTCCATTTGGTGTGTAGCAATATTACCCTCACCTAAATCCAAAACAGGATATGCCTCTGGGTTCAAAATTCTGCGGACAAAGTTTTTTCCTTGATTTTCATTAAGCACGTTTTTTAAGGTTTCGTAATCCATGCTTATTTCGCCTTGTTTCGGGCTGATATTTTCTTTGCCTTGGCTTGAGCATCTGCCTTTGAAGTAGCACCCCAAGCCCTCAAACTCAACAGCAAGCGGGTAGGCTCACCGTCTTTATATTCAGGACCTGCATTGCCACCCATACGGGCTAGGAACGATGCTCTGCGGGGATTGTCGCCAGTCTTGACTGGAGGTTTTAGGTTCATGCCTTCAGCCTTTGCCGCAGCCCTGCCCCTAGCGTTCAAACCGCCCTTTGGGTTCTGCCCTTCTTTGCGTGCATAGACTGGGGTTTTCATCTAAAACTCTTGATCTTTTCGGCAACCTTTTTTGGTTGCTTTGCAAACTGCTTGCCTGCTTTTGTGGCCTCACGCTTTGCCCTTGAGGTTGCAGCATACTCAGCAGGAGTCAATGCTTTTATGGCGGCTGCTGGCAGATACCTCTCGCCAGTTTCAGACGATGGCTTGCCTGACTTGGTGCGCCAGTCCTGTTTGCCCCAGTCTGATAGTGACTTTTGCGGGGCTTTCATTTTTTGGCTTTTTTGGGTGGTGTATGTTTGAGGTTCACACTTGCCGCCGTGTGCGTTGCACCAGTCATAACCTTATCTCCAATCTTATGCACTGGGCCTTTGTAAACTTTGCCATCAGGTAAGTAATGCTTTGTTTTTTTAGTCACGATAACCACCGCCTTTTTTCTTGTACTCCACCGCCAGCAGTTGGGCTTTTCGAGCTGACCATTCGCCGGAATCGCCGCCCTTTGTCCCTGCCTTGATTCGCTCAAACAGGGCTTTTCGCATGGTTGGCTTTGTGTAGTTGCCAGCCGCATTGACAGAGGACTTGGGCTTGGTTGCCATCACGCTGCCACGCCTTTGATAACTGCAAAGTTAAATACTGGGGTTTCTGTGGTCGTGCCGCCAGTGGTGCGGAATGTGATGTTGAAACTACCAGCAGCCACCGCAGTGACCATCAAGTCGTATAGGTCAGTTCCTGACTTTTGATTCAAAATAATCACATCGGTTGCCGCCACGGTACTGTTGGTTACGGTAAATGTTGCCGCAACAGTTGTTCCTGCCGCACTGAACAGAGTAATTGCACCAGTCGTCTTGTTCAAGGTTACGCCTGTTGTGCGGCTAGTGATCTGCGTAACTGCACCGCCAGCGCCTGTGGCATAACCCACGCCAGCTGTGCCAGTTGATGCAATTACACCTGAAGCTGTCAGGCTTGTGCCAGTAGCTGCACCAATTACAGGAGTAATCAATGTGGGAGAATTTGTGAATACCAATGCACCAGTACCAGTTTCATCCGTAACAGCAGCCAATAAATTAGCACTTGAGGGTGTTGTTAAAAATGTTGCTACCCCTGTACCTAAATTAGACACCCCAGTTGCTATTGGCAAACCAGTACAGTTAGTCAATGTTCCAGAGGTTGGTGTGCCAAGAATTGGGGTTACCAATGTTGGAGTGGTGTTAAATACCAACAGACCAGTGCCAGTCTCATCCGTCATCGCTGCCCGTAGATTGGCACTCGATGGCACAGCCAAAAAAGCCTGCACATTTGCGCCATAAACTGCATCAGCGTTGATCTGATACCAAGAGTTTGTCGGTTGATAAAAGCGAATTGCTGTTGCAGTCCCTGCACCTAAAAACGTCACACCACCATAAATGGCAGTAGCACCATTCAAAGCAATAGTCAAAGAGGTAATTTCTTGAGTGGTGGTAATTAATACCGATGTGCCATCAGGAACACCCGTGTTCAGAGGCAAAGTGATCGTGCCCGTTGCCAACGTTCCAGCGGGTTGCAAAAGCATCCATTGGTCATTGCTTACAGGTGTTGGTACGGTAATGTTGAAGCCAGAGCCAGGCACATAAAGATTGACTGCCAGTGTGGGCGATGCAAAACTTTGCTGAAAGAAAGTCAACAAACTGCCGATTGATGTGCGTCTTGCGTCCCCATTGTTAGGCGAGTAAACAGGTAACTGATCTCCGCTGGAAATGGTGCTGAGTACTGGCAGTTGATTGATCGTTGGCATGATTGTCCTTAGTTATATTCGAGAGGCCCATCAGGGCCAGCATCCACAGGAAAATAGGGTGGGCGTACATACGGATTATCGTAGACCCTCCAAGGCTTGTTGCCAGCGCCAGCAGGCGTTGTTGCAGGCAGTTGCTGTTCAAGCGGGAATGTGGCTCTTTGCAACAGGATGTCATAACCCTGCTTTGCCGTGGTCTTGGTCTCAATCATCACTTGCTTGCCATAACTTGGCGCAAGTCTGATACCTAGACTGCAAATGATGGCTTCATAAGCCGAGTCAGGCACTAGAGTTTCTTCATCAAGGTCGCTGTCCTGTGGGCTGGATGGCAAAGGGTAACCCAAGCGGATGCCCTTGGCGTTCCAGTCTGCCATCATTGCATCAAGTCGGCGCAAAGCAGATTCAAGCTGTTCAGGCTGCAAGTCAAAAACATAAGACGCAAGTCCGATTTCCTCAAAGGCGGCACTTATGAATTGTCGTTTTGTGTAGCCCATGCTGATTCCTCAATGTGTTTAAGCAGTGTCGCATCTGACCAGCGTTTGTCAACCTTCAAGCCAATCGCTTCAGCCTGTTGCAACATTTCCTCACGGGTCGGTGGGGTGTCTTCAGTTTCAACAACTTCAGGCGTTTCAATCACTTCAGGCATTACAGGTTCAACAACTTCAACAACTCGCTTACCGATTGGTGAAGGTCGCATTTGTTTTGTTGCTTTGCGCTCTGCGGCCTGAGACTTTTTCAGTTTACGCTTTTGCAACCGCAGCTCTTTCCACGGGGCAAGAGCCTTGGTCTTGACGATTGCAGCAGATTTAATCATTTCTTTTTCATTGACTTAGCGGCTGGCTTTTTCATCATGCCATACGCCATAGCAACGGCTTGCTTTTGGGGCTTGCCTGCTTTCATTTCTTTTTTAATAACATCCGACATTTTTTTGTCGCCCTTACCCATTTTCATTGTGTGTCCTGGCATTTTGCTCTCCATGTAAAACAGGCCAACATCTCTGCCGGCCTGTGGGTTAATTAACCTACTCGGTAAACAATGAAAGTATCTGCCGCAGTCTTGCGAACACGGAATCGTGCAGATGCACCAGACGTTGCCGCAGTTGCGGCAGAACCCACAATGGTCACACCTGTGTTGACCGTGATGGTCAAAGCAAATGCAGCCAAAGTAATCACGCTAAAGTCAAATGCCTCACCAATTGCCCACTCAGTTGCCAAATCAAGGTTTGCACCTGTTGGCAGTTGGATGGAACGGGTTGTCGTAGGCGTTGCAGTAACGATACCAGTCAGCACTTCTGCTGCTGTGGCGATCATTGATGCACCGTCAGTTATGTTGGCTGGCGCACCCTGAAGTTGCCAGTTGCCATCGTCCGTGATTACGGGAGCAACACCTACTGCGTAAAGCGCACCCGATGCACCAGCTTGAATAGTAACGCTGGTGGCATTGGTGAATGCGGCAGATACATAGGTGGTGTTTTCAACTACTTGCAACAAGTCTTGTGACTCAGGGAAATTGGGATAGCCAACTTCTTGAAACACACTTGCTGGTGAGTAGGCTTGAACGGCGATTTTCTCGCCTGCTGGCACGGTAACGGTAACCGTACCTTGTGCAAAAACTACGTTGTAACTCATGATAACTCCTTAAGGTGTTTGGTTGAACAACAGGATGCCGGACATCTCAGGTTGCTTGTTGACCACGCCAAACAAGGTATCCAAACGATACTTGGTTTTCATGGTGTTCACATCGTATTGCTTTTGCATGACCAATTCGATGCCCTGATCTGTCGAGGCACGCATCACTGCGACACCAGCATCAGAGGGGACAGCGTAACGACCAGGCAGAATCTCAAGCGCATCTTTTTGCCAGAAGCAATTGATAGGTGCGGCATCGGTATTCAAGCGGTTGATGGTGCGACCAGAAGCGGCAGTCACGATACAGTTTTGATACTGCAACTCCGCATCAGTTCCACCTTGTGCGGAAATGATTGGAGGTGTGATTACGCAAGTGGTTGCAGTGGTCACGCTCACTACACGGAAAGTCTTGGAAAATCCAGTACCTTGCTTGGTGATGTGATGCACAGCTTCAACGCCTTCGATCTCAATGGCAGTTCCTGCTGGCAAGTCGGTAGTGCTGGACACGGTAATCGTTTGGAAACGATTGTCCACGTTGGCAGTTTCACCAGTTGACGCAGTTGAGGTTGCAACAGGCACATAGTAGTTCAGTGCCGCAGCCAAAGTGCTCATCGTTGGGTCAGAGCCAGTTGCCGCTGAAATGCGGTTTGCGTAGTCAAGTTTGTAGGTCTCAAAGCCTGCGACCATACCTACAAAAGAACGCTCAAAAGCGGTGTTGGACTTAGTGCCTGCAAAACTACGGGACACGGAAGCGCCACCAGTACCACCAGCAATATTGCCAGCGATGCCGTTGTAGTCACGGCTGGACAAGGCCAAGTAACGATCAAAGGCTTGTACGCCCTGTTCGTTCATAATGCTGTCGCACAAAGCGATATCGTCATAGTCACCAGCGGCTGTGCTGACAGTGACCACCAACGAACCAAGGTTTGCGGCAGTGTTCATGATGGCGATGTTGATGTCGGATGCCAGCTTCTGCTTTGCAGCTTCACCCAAGCGACCTTCTTGCAGTGCATCACGCAATTCCAAAGCATCAAGAATAAACGGCACAGACTTTTGAAAGCCAAGTGTCGCTGGTACTGAAAGCTGTGTGTATGCGGTGAAGTTGTTGGTTTGGTCCATGCCATCATACGACTGTGCGATATAAGGCTGTGGACGATAGATGACGTTGTTGGTGCGTTCCATCATCGAACCATCTGTGTTGTAGATGGATACGTTGCGGGACAAAACTAGAGCATCGTTAAAGCCTTCAAGGATGTCCTCAAACGCTACGCGCTCTTCCTTACTGAATGAATTACTCATAAAAAGCTCCTGATTTGTTTATTTGGATGCTGCTCGTTTTTGCGCTTTGTACTGGATGACTTTTGTCATGTTTCCTGTACGCTCTGCATCTGCTCGCAGCCGTTCAAGTGTTGAGTCCACCGCACCTGATGAACGACCAGTTCCACTGATGATTCTTTCGGGTGCGGGTGCTTGCCTACGGTTTGTAACTTTCAAGTCTTTCTCCAGTTTTGCTACCGCAAAGGCAAACTTTACGGGGTCTTTGATTTCAGCCAACTCTTTAGCTTTTGCAGGGTTCTTACCAAGTGCGTAAACAACGAGTGCAGGATTATCTGCACCTTGCAGCAAAACGCCTTGCTGGGTGATAGAAAAAACTTGTTGAGCAACTTCTTCAGCATCTTCAAAGTCCTTTACTCTTAGCTCGGCTTTCGCCTTACCGTAACCATCCAACTTGGCTTGCCATGCCTTCTGCTGGTTCATAACTTCAGCTTCTTGCTTGGCGTTGACATCATCGGCTTGACGTTTTCGGTCAAACCAGTTTGTCAATGCTTCCTCGTACTTATCAGCGTCATAGTCGTGATCTTCCAACTTGGGCTTGTTACCTATCACCACTGGTTTGGTCTCAGGTGGTTCTGTACTTTGCAACCTTGCTTCAAGTTCACGGGCTTTACGCTTAAGTTCTCTGTTTTCTATACGCATCTTGGCTGCCCAGCCATACTCAGAAAGCTGCTCTTCAGGAGGTGGCGCTTCCTCACCAATGCTGACAATAACTTCTTCGGTATCTTCCGGTTCTACCTCATCAACGATTTCGCTGACTTCGGTTTCCTCTTCTATTACCTCGACTTTATCGTCCTCAATTACTGCCTTTTTGTTCATCGTTGACCCCTTTGCTCGTATTTTTATCGGCTTACGGTTGCCGTGACTCACCCACTTTGAACGGCTGGGTGGTTGCCGTTTGTCTGATTCTCGCTTGTTTTTTACTGATTCGCAACAGGTTGCACAATCTGCCCCTGTAATATCTCTTGCACGGCTTGGGCGTTTGTCATCGCCATCTCTTGTGATGTTTGGTCAACTTTGCCTAAAGTTTCCAGCGTTTGGGCGCGTTTCAGTTCTGCGCTTGCTACGGTTTCCACAGTGTCAGCCCTTGCTTTTGCTGCTTTTGCCGTTTCATTTTCAGCCGCCGCCTGCAAATACATGGAATTCGGGTCTTGCGGCTGGCCTTGCATTTCTTCCATCAAGGTTTGCGCTTCATCATCTGTTGGCTTAACAACACCCATACGCAGTAACTTCTTGCGGAAATAAGCATTAGCATCTTGCACGCCCTCGCCTTCCATGTTCATCATCGCCATTGCTGTCAGCACTTGGGCGGTCTCAGGGTCTTGGGTAATTTGAAGCATCCCAGTCAAAGCCCTGACCGTGGCTGCACGCTTGCTGCTACTGGATGGCCCGACTTGCGAAACAACATCAAAAGTGGCATCACTCAAGTCGTTCGCCATCATCATGCCGCCCGTCTCTGGGTCAATCATTGGCTGCATTAATTCGACCATGCCAGCTTCGCCAGTAGGCGCAATGGTTTTCATCTTGCGCTTATCTTCAGTGTAGATTTCCTTTGCCATGCTCAACCAAATCTCACCACATCGCTTCATGCCTTTGGCAAAGTTGCTCATGTAAATGAAGGTCTGCATATCCACACGGGTTTGTATCAACTCAACCGCCTTGCCTGATACGCCCGAAACTATCTTGTCTGCGCCCTGCGGGTTGCCCAAAATGTCCTGCATATCCTGCTCAGTAATCTGCAAAAGTGCCGCCATTGCTGGTGGGATTTGTGCTGACTTTGTGTAAGCAACAGGCCCACTAATTTGCGTTCCCCCATCAGCCCCAGTCACAGGGTTAATCAAAAGATAAGGGTAATCCCGCAAGTTATCTTCAGCCCACATCACTTGATGCCCTGCAACTTGCTCGGGTGTCATGATGGGCTTTTCGATGCTGGACAGTGCGCTGATCTCACCCAGCTTACTAAGCTGCATATTCTTCAGGCGTTGGGCATCTTTGGCAAGCCTGACTGCACCCATACAGCGTTCGATGTTATCCACAAACCAGCGTTTGCCGTAGACCACCACAATCGGGATGCACTTGCCAGCAATGTAGCCAGCATCTTCTAAAACCTTGCCGCCCGACATGATGTATTTGCGAACACGCATCCGCTTGACACGCTTTTGGCGTACCTCACGAGTGCCGACTGCCATTAAGGTTTCTTCTAGCGTCTCATCGTTCACAAAATCTGTAGCGGTATAGCGTTCTTCTGTGCCATCAATCGCTTGGAATATGCGGATTAACTCGGTCTTTTCCTCAAGTTTGTAGTATTCAGCAACAAACACAATGTCAGGGGTTGCCCAGTCAAATTCGTACTGGTGAATAATCTTAGGCCAGTCTGTTGGGTCATCGTTATAGACTTCTTTGTAGCTTTCTCGGGTCATGCTGGTGACCACAAAGCAATACTTAGCGTCTGATTTATCTTGCCGCTTGGCGTTAAGGTCAAAGAATACTGAACTGTCAGCATCGTAGATAGGCTCAAAGCGAATGCGCTGGCGGTCGTCCTCGTCATCTTCTTCGTCCTCGTAAACTGTCCGCAGCCGCCATGCACCAATCCCGCCGCCTACAGCTTCTTCAAAAGCGTTGTCGTAAGCCTCATCAGCCACGGATGCCTGTTCGTCAGCACGATATAGGCCATCGCAGACTTCAGCCAGCTTGTCGTTCTCTGTGCCATCCTTGCTTACATAGTCAACTGTTATGCGATTGTTTCGGTATTCGTTAACAATGCGAATAACAGCCAACATAATTTTGTTGACTTCAAACTTGGGTTTATTTTCGTACTGGTCGTAGAGTGGGCCTTCCCACTGACTGCCGCACAAAGA